AATTAGGTTACATCGTAACACGACTCCTAATGCTGTACGTACTAAAACGTATGCTGATGGGACTGTCGAGACTTTGACTTACCCTTCTGGTGGTTATGACTATTTTGTAGAGATTGATGGTGAAGTTGTAAAGCGTTCTGATAGTTTTAAAACAATAGAAGAATATTACGTATCTAAATGTGAAGATAATTGTGATTATAGTCACGGAAGAATAATGGTAGGTAAGCATCAGTTAATAGGTGGTATTGTTACATCTCAATCTGAATATCCTGATGAATCAAATACTAAAGCTGAAATAAAAACTTGGTATGATCTACGTGGTATTAGTTATGGTAGTAGTGAAACTAAAGAAGAATTGTTGTCTAGAATTGTTTCTATAACTGATGGCGAAGGTAACGAATTAGGAAAAAAAGTACAGGTGTAATATGAAAAATCCTTTAGCAACATTTTACGGGTGGCAAGTTAGTTCAGGAGCATTAGATGGTTGGACATCTTATCATATAGCAGCTGGATTATTTATAGCTAAGATAGCACAATGGTTAGGTGCATCAGATTTATGGGCAGTCTTATGGGTACTTATAATAGGTATAGCATGGGAAATATTTGAGGTATATGTAGAAGGTACAGAAGAAACTTATGGGACCAAGCAAAGATGGGCAATTAATACAGCATCGGATGTATTTGTTGAAGTAGCTGCTGCTTGGTGGATGGTATTATGAATGAAGATTGGAAAGATTACGTTTCTATAATAGCATTTTTGTTTATAGTACTTGGTGGTTTAGTGCTTATTGGAAGTTGTGATAGTGGCTGGTCAATAGCTGGTTATGAGGTATGAGTGATGGCAAACCTAAAACGGCAAGGTCGTATCGTGGAACCATTCTCAATGACAACGCTATTGTATCTATCAATCTTAAGTGGGCTTTTCAAGTGTTGGCTCTTGTCGCTGGGCTTGTTTATTCGTACTTACAAATTGAAAACAGAATTGGTGAACTTGAACGAAGAGTTGAACTTGCTGATACCAACATTAAAGACCTTGTAAGTAAGCACATAGAAGAAGAAGATAAAAAAATAACACAAATGCAAGAACAATTAGAATGGTACGAAACAGAATTAAATTTAAACCCTTTAAGTTGGGGAAAGAAAAAAAGAAAACGGAAATAACTTTAACAGAAGATGATTTTAATCATAACTATTTTATAAATCGTGAAATGCGGAGAAAAAGATAATGGAATTTATGGAAGTGTACGCAGAAGGGGGTATGATCGCTGTCGTAGGGGCTTTGCTAGTGTTTATGGTATTCTCTATGAACAAAAGAGGGTCTGCTCAGGAAGAAAATTTGCGAGACCTAAAAACAGAAAATAGAGGTCAAAGTGAAACACTTGAAAATATGGAGGGTATGGTTATTAAACTTATTAACCGTTGGAATCAAAGTGACGACAAGCTTGACAGAAAATTTGATTCAATTACGAAGGAAATTAATGATTTGGATAATCAAATATCGGAAATAAAAGGCGTTATTAGCAGATTAAATGGAAAACACTAAACCTATATCAGATAATAGTAGCTTAAGTATATCATTACCAATGATTATACAAGCAGTAACATTTGTTGTAATGTTAGTATGGGGATATAGTCAATTAAATGCTCGTATATCATTTTTAGAATATCAAGTTGCAATGAATGAATCTCATATTGAAGATATAGAAGAAGATGCGGAAGCTAATCAAGATGCAGAAATACCAGCTGATATTAAACAAAATCAAAGAATTGAATATCTTGAAAAAGAAGTAGAGAGACTTAGAAACAAATGAAATTAAATACTAATATATCACTAGAAAATATTGTAACTATAGTAGCTTTAATTTGTTCTGTAACATTAGCATTTGGATTTATGCAATATGATATAGATATAATTAAAAAAGACTTAGAATCAAAGGTTGATAAAAAAGAGGTTGTAGCAGATAGGAAACTAATAACTTATAAATTAGATATAATAACTGCTGAGATCGAAGAAATGAAAATTTCATTAAAGGAAATAAAAGGAGAAATACATGGACTTCGTAAGTGAATGGTTAAGCTGGTCTAATTTACTATATATGGTAGGTTTAGGAATAGCAGGTTATGCTACATCAGTAACTGCAAAAAATAGAAATATTGTTGTGCAGATTGGCGAATTAGTTAAGGCTTTAGAAGATGGATTAAAGGATAAGAAGCTAACTAAATCTGAAAAGGATAGAGTTATGAAGGAAGCCTTAGATGTTGCTAAAGCAGTTATTCAAAGTAAATGGAAACTTTGGGGTTAGTATGCCACGCTTTGGAAAAAGATCTAAAGAAAGATTAAAGGGAGTTAAGCCAGAACTCGTAAATGTTCTAAATGAGCTGGTAAAGATAATGGATGTTACCATTATAGAGGGCTTAAGAACAGAGGCTAGACAGATAGAACTTGTAGCTCAGGGAAAATCAAAGACAAAGTATAGTAAACATTTAGAAGGCAAGGCAGTTGACTTAGCTCCCTACCCAATTGATTGGGAAGATAGAGAAAGATTCCACTACATGGGTGGAATGGTTCGTGGTATAGGACAGCAGATGGGTGTAAATATTCGCTGGGGAGGCGACTGGGATAGTGATGGTGAAGTTAAAGATAATGGCTTTGATGACCTAGTTCATGTGGAGATAAAATAATGAAAAGGTTAAAGTACTCGAAAACAATGATTTTAATTCCTAACGTAAAAAAATTAGATAATGTTTCTGTTTCTTGTGCTTATATAAAGTTTAATGCCTAAACAAATATATCAATTAAAAGACTTTAGCGGCGGTTTAAACAACCTTAAAGACGCTACTGATATCGGAGACAATGAAGTAGCCGAAGCTAAGAATATGTCATTTACAGAGCAGGGTGCTATTGGTGGTGCTTTTAATATGAAAAATGCCACTAATAATTATGTAAATACTTATGATACTACTCATATAGACCATTTAGAAGCTGGTTATGGTTTAGGATATTTTGAAACAGATCATAGAGCAGACGCTGCTAATAGTAGGTCTTTAGCTATAGTTGGTACTACTACTGGAACTGACCACGGTTTTATAATTGCTAGTGCTGGTGGTAGAATTTATATGTACGCTATAAATGATGGAGCAGTAAAAAATAGTCCTAGTGATGGAAGTAACGGCAATGAGGGAGATTATGTAAATTTACACACATGGTTTCCAACAGGGACAGAAATAGTTATATCAAGTTCTACCCAAGGAACTGGCGGTGGACTAGCTACTACTTTTACTGCAGGTGTATTAGATGGTATTTATACAGTTGTAGGAGGAAACGGAAGTACTGAAGTTAACCTAGATAGAACTCCTTCTGCTATGTTACCTACTGCTGTAGGCGGGGGAAATGTAGATGATCCCTGTCAGTTTTTTTCAGCAACCGTAACAAGTGTTGAATCTGGCGATAAAATTCTTTTATTAGCACATCCAGATGAGCATAAAATAGATGTCTACTCAACTTTAAAGATTGGTTGGACAGCAGATGTAATAACTTTACAAGGACATACTTCTGACAACACTAAAAGTAAAGTTTTATATTACAAATCAGAAGAATCTATACGATGTTGTGATACTAATAGAGATGTTGGCTCAAGTATAAAGTGGTACGGTTGGATATCAAGGCAACATTTTTCATATACGGGTAATCCTTATACAAATGAATATAGTGGATTCTATGCTAAAGATAACAACTTAGCACCTCCTTCGTATGGACAATATGAGAAAGACGGTGGAACTGCTTTAGTTTATCCTACAGCGGGTAAGGGTTTTAATTTAAAATGTTATGCTGCAGGCGATGGTTTATTTGAAGAAAAAACTTATGAATTTGCACAATCATTTATATATGATGGAAATCAAGAGAGTTTATTAAGTCACTATAATAAGCTTGATAACTCACCAATTTCTACTTTAGATACAACTATAACACCTAATGATTTAAAATCATTAAATATTCAAATAGGTGCTAAAGGTCCTTATGATCCACGTATATCTGGTGGTAGAATTTATATTAGAGAAAGTGGTACAGACGATGAGTGGAATTTACTTTTAGATATTGATTTAACTAAAGGAGCTAGAATATCTTTAACTGGAGATTATACAGAATGGAAGTCTGCATCTAGCGTGGATTTTTATATAGGTTCAGCTGTTGATACTTATATGGTTGTAGAAAGCATGAATCCGGTGACTTATGAAGTAATTAATGGCTATCCTTCTTCTATTTTTTCTAACGATATTGGAGGAGTTGGAGAAAACTGGAAAGACGCTGTAGTATCTAATAGTAGGGCTTTTGTGTGCAATGTTAGAATTAAAGATGAGAATAAAGGGCAGCATAAAATACCGGGCATAGCAGGAGAGGCTGACCTTACTGAATTTAAGGATAGGATTATGTATTCTATGCCTAATAGATATGATGTATTTCCTTCATTTAATTTTATTGAAGCAGCTAAAGGTGACTCAGATCATTATATGGCAATACAATCATACGCTGATAGGTTGCTTGGTTTTAAGAAAAACAGTATGGATATTATAAATATATCTTCCCCTAGTGATTCTAATTGGTTCTTAGAAGACACTAAAAATTATATGGGAGTAGATAGTCATTTAGCTGTAGTTAAAACTCAATATGGAGTAATGTGGGTAAATAAAAATGGTTTATTTTTATACGATGGTCAAAACATAAGAGATTTAACAGAAAATAAAATTGATGATGATACTTGGTATAGCTTTGCAACTACTTCAAGTGGTATTATATATGATGAAGTAAAGTCATCTGCATTTGTAGTAAAGGATTTTTCATCTAATGGCGATGCTTATATGTGTGATTTAAAGAAAGGAAACTTTACTTATTTAATTGATTTTACACACGATGCAATTACTAACCCAGTAGATACTAATTTTTCTTCTGGTCCTAATACAGGAGTTATGTATATTGATACTTCTGGAACAGATCAAGCTGAGTTTTATAAACTACATAGAAGTCCTCAAGCTCAAACTGGTGTAGAATTACAAACAAAGAATTTTACACTTGGCGACCCTAATGTAATGAAAAAGATATATGCTATTTACATTACTTATCAAGCTACTGCAAGTATAGCATCAGATGTGCATTATAGTACAGATGGCGGTACTAGCTGGACTAATACATCTGCTGGTCCTTCTACTATAGATAGTGGTACAGCAGGATGGAAAAAAGGTAAGTGGGCTATAGCAACTCCTCCACCAGCATCTACTATTATGGTAAAAATAGATGCTTCTGCTGAAAATTTAATAAAGATTAATGATATAGGAATTGAATACAGACCTATACATAAAAGAATGGCTTAATGGATAGAGTATCAAGACAGATAGCTAACTCTAAACAGGAAAAGATTCAGACTGTAAAATCACAACCCTCTGCTGCAACCTTACGTGAAGGTGAAGAAGTAATTCATATTACTAAAGATAACAGGCTTGCAAGATACAGAAAAGAACAGGGTCGTCTTTGGGTGTCTTACATGACAACTGATGGTAATCAAATAGTAGATAACACATTAACGGCAGAAGAGTTAAAGTTTACTAAGAGATTTACATCATATAAAATAATGACACATAATTTTACTGATGATATTGGAACTACTGAAATATTTATACCTTGGTTTGGCGTAGATGAACATACAAGTTTAGCTGGAGTGTCATCTTCTTTTTTAGTTCCTTATGAAATGACTTTACAAAATTTAATGATAAGGTTTAGTACTATAACATCTGGAGACCGTGATATAACATTTAAATTAAGAAAAATGGATGACGGCGATGGAACAACAGATACAGTAGCTACAGCAGTATGGGATCACGATACTAGTACATATCCTGAAGAAATGAGCGAAATAGAAGCCAGAACTTTAATTAATGTAAAAAGAACACATTTTGATAATAAGCCTAAATTTTCAGTAGGTGATAATGCAGGTATATCTATGCAAGCAGCAGGTTCTATTCATAGCGGAGATATAACTTATACTGCAACATCAGTTTGGGCAGTTGAAGTCACTATTTAAGAAAAATATTTAATGGATATTCACAATATTAAAATAAATTATATAATATTATATTTGGAGCAATATTATGGCTAGTATAGGACAACTATTAATATCTGGGCAAGGTGCGAAGTCTCGTAGAGATATTGAACTTGCTCAAGAACAAGAGATGGCTAGAAGAGAGCGAGCAGCTAAAGCTGGTGGCTGGGGAAGAGCTTTAGGTTTTGGTGGTAGTTTTTTAGCTACACTAGGTATGGCTAATCCTATTACGGCTGCAGCAATAACTGGTTTAGGAGCTTTAGCAGGAAGATCTGCAGGTAGGGCTTTATATGGTGGTAGAGAACAGGATGCTAATAAAAACATTAATACTGATTTTTATCAAGGTGCACAAAGAGATTTTAAAAAAGAAATAGGTAATTATCAAAAAGGTATGCGTGAACGTATGGTTATGGATACTGGTAGAGATATGTTTAGTGCTTATAATTTAGGTAAAGCAATGGACCCATTAGCGAGAAATACTGGAATTGGTGGGGATAGATATGCTGAAAAAGTTACTGAGCAGGGATTAAGAGATAATCCTTGGTTAAATCAAACAGATGATGAATTTTGGGCATCTGTTGGCGATAGTCAAGTAGCATCTGCTGGACCAGTAGTATCTGCTCCTTCTAATCCAATTAATAATTCTTTATTGAATTTAGTAGAATCTTCAAATAGTGGCACTCCTGTTTTAAATCCGGGTTTACCAACTACAACTAGTCCTACTACTAATCTTAATGCTCAGAATTATGATCCATTTGCATCGTATAATACAACTAATTATGCTGTAGATAGGGCAGGATATTCTAATAACCCGTTTGGATATCAATAATGCCTGATATATATGGAAATCCACTACCTAATGAAAGTGGTGGAAATATTTATAGGGGAAACCAAAATTCAGGTTTTGTTAATACCCCTGCATTTATGGGTGGTTCAGGTGGACAAGGTAATTATGGTGGAAGCGGTGGAGCAAATCCATGGTTACAAGCAGCTATGGGTAATACAAATAATCCAAATTTAGACTATGAGTCATACCTTACTGGGCTGGGATTTGATGTAGAATCAGATAAAGTAGGTAAGTATTTTTCTAGCATAGGTCAACAATATGGTGAAGATGTTGGTATGGCAAGAGCGAGTTTTGGTCAAGGTATGGCAGGACTGCAATCACAAGCTACTGGACAAGCAATGCAATTAGGTGGTGGACAAGGTATATCATCTGCATCTAATCCCGGATTCGGGAGGGCTCAGTACGGAATGCAACAAGGTTTACAAGGAATTCAACAGCAATATGGTCAAGCTATGCAAGGTGGATTACTTGATTTTACACAACAAAAATTAGGTGCACAAAGAGATGCACAATCTGAAATTAGAAGTATTGCTACGGGATTAATAGGTCAAGATGCTGCAGGTATCGGATATGGCGATGGTTCTGGTGGTAACAATAATAATAATGGATTTCCACTTCCTCCAACAGATTTAGCAGGTTGGAATCCTCCTGCTAACCCAACAGGCGGCGGTAGTTCAAGATATGAATTTGGTGGAAATACTTGGGTGTGGGATGGTGGTTCTTGGGTAACCGAGGCTCAATACGATTCCGATATGAATGATTATTATGATCCTTATGATTAACAATTTAGGAGTTTAATTATGGCACAATATGAAGCAGGTCAATATATAAATGAATTTATGAACGAGATGCCTTCGTTGCTTCTTACTATGCGTAAGATGGATATAGATCAAATGCTAGATACTAGGAGACTAGACCAGCAAGATACGTCTTTAAATATGCAAAGAGAAAGAGACTTAGTTGACTTTGATATGCGTGAACGTCAGATGGCTATGAATGAAAGTATTTTTGGTGAGCAGAAAAAAGGTAGAGAAGCTTGGAAAAAAGTTAAGGAACCTTTATTAAAAGAAATGAAACAGCGTATGCAGTTAGATGAAGAATACAGACAGCAACGTAAGGATATGGGATTCTTTGAACAGGTATTTAGACCCGGTGAAGAAGACTGGAAAATTCCTTTTACAGATTATTCAATTTTAGATTCTGAAAGAACAGTAGCTAAAGAAGCAGCTGAAGAAAAATATGGAAAGCCTAGAGATGCTAGTCAGGTATTTGGAGATATTGAAAGTATGAGTGTTGATCTAACTCCAGAACAATGGATGTCTATTTATCAGAACCCGGTATTTCAACCTCAATTATTAGGTAAAACAGGATTATTAGGAGCTACTACTGCTGGTTCAGTAGGTGGCTATTATCCATAGGACTTATTATGGCATCAGGATTATTAAACTTATTAAAAAAGGGTTATTCAACATACATTGATAGTCCAATAGCTGTTCCAATTACAGTTGGTGCTGCAGGAGCGGCTGCTATGGGTAGATTAGGCGGGAGTGGGTGGTCTGGAAGAAACATACCAAAAGATGAAGAACCTAATAAAAATGAATTAAGCAATGCTAAGATGGATGAACAATGGTTTAAAGAGCATATTAATATTTGGCGTAAAGTGACTGAAAGGGAAGGCATTTGGGATAGGACTACTAAAGATTGGAAAGAAAAAGGGGACGAATATATTAAAAACCCTGAATTTCAAGAATTTGTTAACTCTGCCGATGTTCAAAAAAAGAAAAAACTATTAAAAGATAAATGGTTTATGAAACAAGGTGAACAAATTTCTGATTTATCTAATTATGGCTTTGATGATATGCATGATAATGATTATAAAAATTTTATTGTGGCTATTGCTCCTCAATATGAAAGAAAAGACCAGTTTGGACACGGTACTATTCAAGGACAAGGACCAAGTATGGGTAATTTAGAAATGCAAGACGTAGCGAGGTATTAGTTATGGCTAAAGATAAATTTGGATTTGGAATTGACCAAAGCCCTGCTGGACCATATGAAAGCTTAAGGCAAGAAATAAAAAAATCAACAGGTGGATTAGGCGGTTTGTTATTAACTACAAATAAAAAAACAGGAGAAAAATCTTTTGTTATTACATATGCTGATACTCCAGAAATGATGAAAAGTCAAACAAATGATGAAGGCGTAAGTCATCATGATTATCTTCAATATGTAAGTGGCAAGTTAGGTGAGTCTGAAGAAATGCCTAACGTAAGAAAAATACAAGCAATGACTTCAAAAGAATCAAATAAGTTGCAAAAATATGTAGATTCTTCTATGAAAAAACTTATTAAAAAAGGCGAATAATAATTATGGCTATTAATTTTATGGCAGTACAAGAACTATCTCGTCAATATAATGATGATCCACGTTCTTTTTCTGACTCAGAGGCTGAGATGATTGCTAATCTATCTCAACAATTTGGACTTGATTTTCAACGTACAAGTAGACCCGGTGCAAAAGCAGCTTTTGACTTTGCTGATATGGCTACTTTTGGTATGATGCCTAATCAATGGCGACCAGAATCTAGGGGTGATACAGTTCTAGGTGAAAGTGGTATTGATGAAGTAGGTGGAGGCATTGGAACTTTAGGTGGACTAGCTGGTGCTGGTGGTATATTAAAGAAAGGCGTTGGTAAAATTGGCTCTATGTTTAATCGTGGTGGCGGTGCAGCAGATGATATA